CCGGATCCAAAGAAGCGTGCACGGACCCGCACTCTGCGATCGCTAAGATAGCGGGCGTATACCGTGACACTGCTAAGATTGCCGGCTTTGCCATTCTGTATGGTGCTGGCGTTCGTGCCGTCCAAACTTACATCCGCCGCAAATACCCGGAGAAGTCTCCCACCGAAGTCAAAAACTTTGCCTATAAGATGCTTGAAGGCAAAAAAGGTAAACAACGTAACGGTTTGTACGAGGGTGGTTCAGACAGCGGGTGCTTCAATTACATGGAAGAGATTGCCATGCGCACCCGGGTGCCTCAGCTTCCCTGTTTGGGCACTAAAATCTCGACCGCAATGCGACCCGCAGCCGTCGGCGACGACTTCAAAACTGGCCGCGTTAACTGGACTATCCAGTCCTCGGGCGCCGAGATTCTTTCGATCATGCTCACTGCCGTACATTGGCTGGCCGAAGAGTACAAAATCCCTTGCCGATTTGTACTTAGCATCCACGATGAGATCTGGTTTATGACTCCCGAGCGTTACGCCGAGCAGTTCGCTGCCCTGTTTCAGATCGCTCACGTTTATACCTGGTCCCTATTCCACTCAACGGTTGGAATTCCTGAGCTTCCCTTGTCTCGGGCTTTTTTCTCAAGCGTTGCGATTGATAATCGTCTACGCAAGTCTCCCACCGAAAAAACCGTTACCCTGTCCAATTCTGACGGGGAGAACGAACCGTCTGGCGAGGAGTACTCAATGTATGAGCTTGCTGAACTCGGGGCCGTTCAAAAATTAACCACTCGTTATGAGGCAATCCAAAAAGGAGTTATCTAATGAAACGCAAAAAGTCTCGAGTTGAAAACGTTGGTGTTCAAATTTTCCAAGGTGTCATTGACACCTACTTCCTCACCGTTCCTTATGACAAGAAAAATCGTGTAATCCCATCCTCTGTGGAATGCGCTTACAACTCCCAATATTTCGGGATTCAAGATACCGTTAACATGCTTCGTGCCCTCTAATGCCATTCCCTCTACCTCTCGACCCTGACTTCCGGAAAGAAGTCGTGTCCATGTGGATGGACGATGTAGACGACCGTTTGGCTCTAGGGGATTTGGAAGATGCGGAGGTAAGTTGGAAAATAGCCAACGTCATCTATCTTAATCTCCCTCCGGGAGAAGGCACACTTGAACTCGAAGCCCGTTTATTCGGGCAGCGGGTAAAACTTGATCACACACCATCATAACCAATGAGAACAATCTCTGACGACACGGTGCAATCCACACCGACAACCAAAAAAGCAGCTAAACCTGCTCTTCAAACTTTCTCAACTACCATTAGCGACGGACGCACTATCACCATCCGCGAAATGACGGGGCGTGATCTGATCTTCATGGAAAAAGATCTGTCCAAGGCAGGCGATGTTGAAAAGGGCATGAAAATTATCGAACGCCTGATTGTAGGCGACGACAAAATCACCTACGAAGAGATCCTTGATCTCGGCGTTCGCGATTTCAAGAAACTCAGCGGCTTGGTAGGAGATGCCAGTGGCAGTGAGGAAGACGACCCAAACTAACAGTTGAAGATCTTGAGGATTTTACTTACCACATATCCTCAAGGTCTGGTCCGACTTTTCACTTAAGGGAGATTCGACCAAAAGACTTCTATTTTGCTCAGATACTCCGTCAGAAGGAAGAAAGTTACCTCCACCTTCTATCTCGGTTACTCCTCAACCCCGAGGTTCTTGAACACGCGTCAATGCCCCAAACTAGGGCAATGTTTAAGTGGGTCAGCGAAAACATTTTAAATGAAAGTGTTTTAACCGTTGAAAATTGGCTTGAGGTAGCCTACCACTTATGCAAACAACGGTGGGATTCTTCGGTTGATTGGTTGGAAGAACAACCAATGAGTAAGATTCAAACAATGATACAAATTGTTAAAAATCACGCCGAAGAGCAAGAAAAAGAAGCCAAAAAATCCGCCAAGAGGAAAAGGTGATCCGGTTCAAAGTCCAAGGCAATGGGCTTACGCCCATGAACTTAAATTGGTGGAAGCCCACAAAAGAGGAGTGGGTTCCGGTACTTCTTGACGACAACTCCACGTTCTGGAGAAAAGAGGTTGACCCCACAACGGGGCGCCCTTGGGCTCGACTCAGTCCCGGATATGCGGCCTGGAAGTCCAAGCGATACCCTGGACAACCAATTTTACGAGCAACGGGAACAATGCTCGACTCGGCTTACATCTTCACCCGGGGGAACCAGTTTCTTGTTCGTTCCACGGACTACGGTTCGGATAATCAATTTGGAGTTGGCAGGCAACCGGCTCGACCATGGATGGGTGTTCCAGACAAGTCTCTAGAACAAATCGTCCCGATCTCCTGGAAAAACATTCTCTCACGCAAACGCTAACTATGACACGCACCCGCACTACAAAAAGCACCGAGCCCGCCATTGGCGACCTTCAGGTGACTCCAGAGCCCGACAAAATTCAAAGCCCGGTAATCAAACAAGACGACAAAGCCCCTGTCAACCTTGAGGTTGAGTCTCTGGACGAAGAGCCGGTAGCCGCACCCGAAGCAACCCCGGCTGAAGTGATTCAGACGGACGTTCGCCAGAAACTGGCTAAGAAGTCGGTTGATGAGAACGTATTTGTGCCGGCAAACCCCGTAGCACTTGAAAAAGCAGCGGCTGCAGTTGCTACCGACAGCGGTTTTGAGCTTACCCGGGGTACTTCAATCGGCGCCCGCTTGATGGCCCGTGCTCAGAAGAGGGTCTGATGACCGTATCGCTCCCGTTCGAACCGCAGTTTACCTGGAGGAAACTAGGTTTTCTTTATTTTACGGACTCTCTGTCCTACAGAGAAGTTCTGGAACAAAACCCACAATGGATAGTTACAGAACTCCCTCCGATCGGAGCACAACTGCGGATTACGGGAGCAAACAGTCTCGGAGGAACTCTAACACAAGGGTCTTTCATCTTTGGACTGCCCTCGGGTGAGCAAGCGGACGCTATATTCCCTTATGACACCGAGCAAGAATACGTAACTGCGCTCGACAAATACACTGTTCAAGGAGTGGTTGAAAGAGATACCATTAATGGTATAACCATGGACAGTATTCAAGCTATTACAGGGATTCAGTAGAAATTTTAAGGTTAGCGGGTAAAACCACTTAAGCGTATCCACCTCGGTGACCTACACGGACTCAGCCCAGCCGTTAGACGCGCCCAAAAAGAGGGTCTATTGAGTTAACCATGGCAACATTTTCATTGGGTGCTCCTGGCGTTTTCATTAACGAGAGCGCTGGCCGTGCCGCTACAGCTGATATTTCCAGCTTCAGCACCGTCTATATGCTTGTGGAGACCGAAGAAGCCGTCCCCACAACCCGCTTCCCCTTTAACACCCCGATCCCTGTCACCTCTTTGGCTGACTATCGGGTTCTCCTCGGTGGCGTGATCCCGACTGATCGGATTCCGGCACTGAGCTACAATTGCGTAAACGAGTTTTTCCAGAACGCCCAAGTTGGTGACCTTCGGGTTGTCCGCGTTGGAACCCCTAACCAGATCGTAGAGATCGAGTTCTTTCCTTCTGGGACAAAACTGAACTCCACTGACTTGCCTTCTGCCCTGATGGCTGGCAACACAGTGTACGTTCAAGCAATCATCAACGGTATCCGTCTCGCTGCCGGTGACGGTTCCACGAGTTACGACGCTAACGGCGAGTACCTGGGTGTCCCCGTTGTCATCCCGGTCAACTATGTTGCTGGCGACGAAGTCAACAACCGTAAGATTTCTGCTGCAATCACTGCAGCCGTTGCAGCTGCTATTGAAAGCAACCCTGCCATGCGCTCCACGGTTTATGTTCGTGATTTCGGACTAACCAACGATCTTGACCCTGCTCTGAACTCTGACACTGGTTACGTAACCATCGCCGCCACAACTTTTGACGGCAACGTTTCGGTTGTAACTGAGGTTAAGCCGGTTGGTTCCAAGTTCGTGTTCATGCAGAACACCTACGACATCAACAACATTGTGGGCCTGCAGGGCAATATTGAGCGGGTCCCCCAGGACTACACACAAACTATTGATACTGCCTTCGACGGTCAGCAAGACCAGGGATACCTTATTACCCCTACTGCCTACGCTCAGTTCGATGCTGCCGGTCGTGCCCTTGTTGGCGCTGCCGCTGCCGATCATTGCGCTAGCAACAACTACAAGTGGATGGCCCTGGCTGACCCCGGCCCCTTCCTTGTTACCGACGTTAATAAGTATAACGACTACGTGCCTCACCAAGCTGCCGCTGACTTTGTCACCGGTGTGAAGTACCTCGTTGACAACGCCATCTACGAGTGGACAGGTGTTGACGTTACCTACGACAAACTCACTTATCAGGCAATCCTCGGCGGTTCTTCAGCTGAAATTCCCGTTACCGAGTCGGCCAACGTTGTTGCCGCTACTACACAAGTCGGTCTTCTGGACCCCGCAACTTACACAGCCAACTCGGTGATTGGTCAAGCAAACGACGGTAAGTTCTCTCTTGACACCACCAACTACTGGCCCGTGGCTCTGACTGTCCAAGAAGCTACCTTGAGTGGTGCCTCATCTGTCAGCAACGACTTCTACAGCTTGAATGGGACAACTGTCTATGTGGTCGCTCCTCCGGCTGACATCGTCAACTCCGGTAGCTACTCCAATAATGTAGTTTTTCTGACCACAAATGCCTCAGCTGCTGTAAACATCTACAACGCAGTTGTCCTGGCTGGTGGTTCCAACTACATTACGGTTCCCCCTGCTGGTTCCTTCTCTGTCGCGTTGCCGACTGGTAGCACTTGCTCTTTGACCTACAGCACTCCCAACTGGGACCTTCCTGTAACCATCAATGGTCAGACTTCTAACCTGATTGAGAACATCTCCGGGTCCGCTGCTGGTGTGAACACCCTCCACCTTCCAGGTACTTTGCAGTCACCCACAGACACATATCGTCTGGACTTAATCACCCGAACCATCTTCAACCCTTCTAACGCTGTTGGCGGTGTGTCCAACTATGCTGGCACTGTTACCAAGTTCACGGGTGCCGTTAACTTTAACGCCCCCAACCATGGACTGAACAACGGTCAGACACTGTACTTCACTCAGCCCATCACAGTAACAAGTGGCTCTTCAGTCTCCAACCTGGTCAGTGCTACAACTAAGCTGGTAAGTGTTCCCTACTACGTTACGGCTGTCGACGCCAACAACTTTGTACTTTCGAACTCCCTTACTTCTTACACTGTCTCCTCCTACGTTAACTGGGTTGCTGGCGCCACTGTCAGCACCTTCCCAACCATTTTCTACACCCAGGTGCTAGGTAGTGGACTTAATGTCGTAACTCCGATCGAGTTGCTGACCCTTCCGGTTGTTCGCGCTCGCAAGTATGCGTTCGACACGAGCTCCATTTTCAACCAGGCTGTGGCCACAAACGTGGCTGTTGCCCCTGCTGCCTCGAACCCTGCAGCCTCGATCTACCTGAACAACAGCTCCCTCACTCTTGGCGAAGAACAGATCAACCCTTACGGCGAAGATCTTTCTGTCAGCCCTTTCTGCGGCTGGCTGCCCTCGTTTAACTTGGTTGCCCCAACCCTGACCCCATCTGCAGCCACTCAGAACGCCTACTGCGTTCCCACGGTTGATCAGTTCTTCCAGACCGAAGCCTTCATGGTCCCCGCCATCGATGCTATCTTCGGCGGATCGTACAACCCTGTCGGTGTTTCAACTCTGGGCCCAATTGCAACTCTGGGTGCCTTCACTGGCGGTGCCGGCGGTACTGTGGGTGTCTACAGTAACGTCGTCGTAACTGGTGGTACTGGCTCTGGCGCTACTGTCAACGTGACTATCGGCAACACTGCCGCTCTTGGTCCGGTTGCTACCCTGGGTACTTTCACAGCTGGTGCTGGCGCTTTGACCAACACTACAACCACAACTTTCAACACTGTGTATACAGGTGTTGCTACGACAGGTGGTGGTGGTACCGGTGCAACGCTGAATGTAACAGTAACTAACGTGGGCACTGGCGGTGCTATTAACACCATAGGCCTCGCCACTACTGTGACCCCTAGCACAAGCGGTAGTGCGGGCAGTGCAACTGGTGTTCCAACTCTGGGCGGTGCTGGCTCGGGTGCAACAGTGGACGTGGCGTTTGACGCTACTGGCAACCTGACTTTGGTCACACTCAATGCCCCTGGAACAGGCTATCTGCCCACCGATGTGTTGACTTTCGTGTTTGACACCGACGGTGCCGGAAGCGTTCCGGTTAGCACAATCAACTTGCCCCTGGCTGTGAGCGCTGCTACACTCAACGCCGGTGGCTCAGGTTACACCAATGCTTCGGTTCTGGCCGTGGCTTCGGGTCTCATCAACGGAGTTCTCGGATTTACCCAGAACGTGTCTGGCGTTCGCGGTATTACTAGCGTAACTCTTAACAACCCTGGTGTTGGCTACACCGCTCTCGACAGCCTAGCTATCCCCGCCACTGGCGGCTCGGCTGTGGCCGCCGTACCCGTGGCTACGATTGTCACTGCCCCCGGTCTGTACTCCGCCGTAACTGCTTACCCCGCTGCTGCGGGTCTGTCAAGCGGTTCCGGAGCTGCTGACTCCCAGGCTATCATCTCTCGTCTGGTTGGTGTTTATTTCGACGTCACCAACGCTGGCACAACACCTGACGGCACAACAGCCATCGTTGCGGGTGACCGCATCGCTGTTACCTCAAACGGTAGCTCCTACACTTGGGCTGTGGTTCCCGCGTCTACTCTGGGCGGCGACCTTACTACAGTTGGTCAGGTTCTCTTTGGGTCACAGGTTCAGATGGTCTTCACACCTGAGCAAACCCCTCCCTCCAACCTCTGGAGGTTTGACGCCATCACATCGACCGAGCTTATCGACAAAGCTCTTCGCGGTGCTGGTTTCAACGGTGTGCCCCAGGCAGAGTTTATTGAACGCGGTGTTGACAACGTCAACGCCCTGTATGATGACTCGCAGCGTTACTTCAACCCCTTCGGTTTCATCGCCTACTACGGCCCCTGGATTGAGAATGGCTCTGGCCTCTATGTCCCCCCTTCACCTTATGTGACTGGCGTGGCTGTTCGTCGCTACCGCTCCGAAGGTTACCAGTTCCCTCCCGCTGGCGTCAAGTACCAACTTGCCGATGCTGTGGCTGCACAAATCCCCATCAACTCGGCTCAGCAGAATCTGCTGAACCCCGACGGTTGCAACGCGATCCGCACCCTGCCTGGTTACCCTCAGAGTGCCGTGTTCATCTGGGGTGGTCGTACCCGTGTCAACACTGCCGACGCTCAACAGCGTCTGTACCAGTTTGTCAACACTCGCGTTATTCTCAACGTGGTGTACGGCTCGCTGCGTAGCGCGTTCGATACCCAGATCTTCAACGTGATCGACGGTTTCGGTGTAGTGTTCAACCAGATCATCTCGGTTGGCAACAGCATCCTGAACCAGCTTTACGTGAAGGGCGCTCTGTTTGGTGCTCGTCCCTCAGAAGCCTTCCAGGTTATCTGCGATCGCCGTATCAACAGCGCTGAGGACCTTGAGAACGGTGTCGTGAACGCCAAGGTGTTCGTGACTCCAGTTCCTACTCTGGAGCGTATCCAGATCGACCTCATCCGCGTCGCTATTGGCCAGATGCAGAACGAACTCGATATCCAGGGTCTTGGTGATAACCGAGGCGGATCTATCTCTGCCCCTGGCAACTGATGAACTTAGAGAGTCAAACTACCATGTTTAGGGATCTGAATCTACGGATACCCGAGGCTCTCTTATTTCAGCTCGAAAAACAAGCGGAGGAGCAGGGTGTCTCAGTTGAGTCACTCTGTTTCTCTCTTCTCTCGGGTCAGAAACAAGAATCCCTGGTTGATCCAACCTACTACCCGTCGCTGACCCTTGAGGTTCTTCGTTCGGAAGTTAGAAAAGTTATCGAGAGTGATCTGCCCCCGGAAGAAACCCGGAAGCGGGTCAACTCCATTGAGTTTCACATATCCAGAAGGTATATTCGATGAACAGCCCGGATGTTTTATCTCCGAGTATACGAGGTATTAGCTACCCCCTCACAGTCAGTAATGGTAATCTTGCAACAAGTACAGATTACGCACTAATAACGCAGCAGATTCGTAGTGTTGTTGAGACTCGCTACTACGAACGAGTTATGCGTGCAGAATACGGAATTGGCGATTATGTTCTGGAGATCTTAGATCCGGGACTAATTAACTCTGCGATTCAATACAGTATCTTGCAGAATGTTCAAGGTCTCAGTGACTTGAGTGTCACCGGCAACTGGAGATCGGATGGCGATAACGGACTTTATAAGGTATTTATTCAATATGAAGTTAACGGGATTCTTCAACCACCGCTAAACTTCACCCTGGCCAACTAGCCGGGTAAAACTAACCAACACAGGGCAACTCACGAGAGACTTGGATGGCACAAAGATTCAAGACGGCACCAGTCCCATCGGGTGAAGTCGCAAAGTACACAAGCGACCCGTATAATCTATCGTCCATTTACATGTTCGGTAGCTCCTCTCCCTTTACGGGGCAGGGGAACACCATCGTTCGCCCAAACGATGACCTACTAATTCAAAAAGGCGGGAACCGTGCTCTAGTCGTCTATCAACGACTTCTCTACGATGAGCAGGTTCAGGGTTGCTTTAGCAAGTTGATGCAAGAAGTAACTTCACGCCCGTGGTACGTGCAAGAATACTCGGACAAACCCGGCGACCTAGCAGTCCGGGACTTCGTTGCGGAAGTTCTGGAAGAGATGCCCCTTGACGACATCTATAAGGGAATGGCAGAGTGCCTGGTTGCGGGTTTCTCAGTTGGGGAGATCATGTGGAAGAAAACAAAACGCGGTGTGATACCTTATGACGTTCGGATGCGTGACCAACGTCGTTTTGTTTTCCAAGAATCCGAGGATGCGCAAACTGGTTTCACGATGCGTTGCCTTACCTTCAACCGCATGTTTGAAGGCGTAGAACTGCCACAAAGAAAATTCATTGTTAATCGTTACTGGGTTTCACACAATGGCGACCCATATGGTGCTGCCCTTGGCCGCATTCTTTACCCCCTTGTCAAGTTCCGCCGCCGTGCAATTGAGTCCTACGTACTATACGGTGACCGTTACGCCACACCAACAGCAGTTGCAAAAGCGCCCCTTTCGGCAAGTACACGCGAGCTGGATACACTCTACGGTCATCTTTCCAACTTGAGTCAGGAAACGGCAATGATTCTGCCGGAGGGGTACGAACTGGAATTCGTGGTTCCCTCAGGGTCTCCAGAAGTTTTCAAAACTCTGATCGACTACATTGACAAAGAAATTTCCCTGGTCCTTTGCGGAGAAGACGAAGCAGGACGAGCAGAAGCCGGTTCTCGTGCTTCTTCACAAGTTGCTAACACAATTCGTGTAGTTCGTGCCAGTGAAATCTCCGAGATGCTCTCGCATACGCTGACTCAAACCCTGGTTCGTTGGATCGTTGATCTTAACTTTGGGACCGATGTTGCCGCACCAGTTCTTACTCGTGAGTTCCGCATCGAAGAGTCCCCCCTGACCATGCCGGATGTTTCCCTCATGATTCAGTCTGGGTACACCCCGAAAAAAGAGTGGCTTGAACGTCACTTCCGTGTGGAACTCGAAGATAAGAAGCCTTCAGAAGAGGGTGGATCAGAAGAAACACAGTTTGACCCTAAACAGGATCAGAATTTGTTTGAAAACATTTTTGGGTCTGAAGGACAAGCAACAGGTCAACCAACTCCTGAGCAGGAACAGGCAGCCGCTACGGATTTACAAGCAGCAGCCAATGAAACCGCAATGGTGCCAGGAGCCGCTCCGGAAGAAACACAAACCGACACAGCGGGCGAACCTTCTGCAGCCGAGCAACTCGACTCCATTCTTGGAATTAGCAACGAAGATAGTACGCAGAAGCCCTTTGGTAACCAAAAAATAACCGAAGACGAAGCTGTAGAGATGGATCGTTAATAGGGTAAAAACAGAACAATGGGTCACTAATAAACACGGTGTTTACAAAACGCATCCACGTCTTCAAAGCAGGTGATCAAACCTCCGCTCAAGGTGTTCAGAGAAATTTCTCTGAAAAAGATCTTGAGCAGGTTGTCAAAACCTATGATCCTGCGATCCATGAAGCCCCCCTTGTAATCGGCCACGCAGGCGACAACGATAGTACCCCCGCATACGGCTGGATCAAAGGATTTGCCAAGCAGGGAAACAATCTGTATGCCGACGTTGCCTTTACGGACACAGCAAAAGATCTGGTGAAGGACGGACATTACCGCAAGGTTTCGATTTCGTTCTACTCACCTGACTCTGCTATCAACCCCCATAAAGGAAAGTGGAGTGCTCGCCACCTTGCATTGCTGGGGGCATCCCCCCCGGCAGTAAAAGGATTAGAACCTTTCTCCTTCTCGGAGGCGGAGGGAGTCTACGACTTTGCCGTAGCTCTCGCTCCCTCGGACATCTT